GAGAATCTAATGCCTAAGTTTTCTTTTGCTGATTATGAGATAACAAATTGGTTCAGTCATAAAAATGGATTTAAGCCTAAGCCAGGTTATGAAGCAATTGCCCGGTGGTTTAAGTTTCATCCAGAAGCAAATGTAGGTGAGTGCCCTTTAGAAGAGTATGAAAGAACAGATATAAAGATAGTTTTTGATGATATGGTTAGATATTGTAGAACTATGAATGAGGGAGCTTAATAATGAGCATCCTAACTAAAGGCTTAGTTAATACAGCAAGCACTTTACTAAAAGTAGCATCTAATATCCAACAAAAAGATGATACTGGTATATCTGAAGAAGTTATTTATAATATTAGAGAACATGTTGCACAACTAGAAAATGATATTGGTGATGATGTTCTTCTTCAGACTTATCAAGGTGTTCTTTGGGTATTTCATGGAGTTTTTACAACCTCAATGGCTGCTGCTACTGTTCCCTTAAGGATTAGGAGAAAGACTGATGCTAATATCCAAGAGGACTGCCGTAATCATCCAGCTTTAGATCTACTTGATAATCCTAATAAGTTATTAACTAAGTTCCAATTAATTGCTAGAACAGTTATGTTTATGGAACTAACTGGTGATGCTTATTGGATGAAAGAAAGAGATGGAGCTAGTGTTAAGAGATTACATTGTGTACGACCTGATGCTGTAACCACAAAATTAGTTAATGATACAGAGAGTAGAAGATTTATCTTAAAATCTGATAAAGAAGTATTAGAACAAGATATGATTCACTTTCGTCATATCTCTCCCTTCTCAACTGTAAATGGCTTACCAACTATCCTACCTGGTAAAGATAGTATTCTACTAGAAATATATCTTAGTAAGTTTGCAAAAGAGTTTTTTACTAATGCTGTTGTCCCCTCTCTTGTATTTTCCTCTGAACAAAAAGTAGGTGACTTATCCTTTGAGAGATTCAAGCACCAAGTTAGAAATGTTTATCAAGGACTGGGGAATATGCATAAAGCAGTTTTGTTAGATAGTGGTATTAAACCTATAAATGCTAGAATTCCAAGTCCAGCTGATAGTGGATATGTTGATGCATCAGAACTAATTAGAGATAAGATTTACTTTGGTCTTGGGACATATCATATGATAGCACTAGCTAATGGTCTTGCAGGTGACACTCAGAAAGCAGCAGAGAGTTATTTCTGGAGATATACAGTAATTCCTAGATTAATAAGTATTGCTCAGACTATTACTAAGGAGTTACTTTCTGATTATAAGGGAAAATGGGAAGGTTGTTATGCTGAGTTTGATACTAGGCAGGTCTCTGCACTAAGAGATGATGCAGCTTCTGAATCATTAGGTAATATGAGAAATATTATGTCAGGTGTTCTTGGCCATAAAGAAGCAAGAGTTGATATGGGAAAACCAAGAGAAATGCAAGATGATGATTCAACAGGAATACCAAAAGGCGAAGATTTCAGAAGGCCTGGTGATAGTAGAGTTGTTGATAATGAGAATAGGGCAGCAGCTGAAGATATGATGAAAGGTGTTCTTAAGGAAATGATTCAAGAGGTTTTGATTGGAAACCAATAAACTTCTCATACAACATGATTTTAGAAGTTATATCTTATGGAAATATAAGGAGTTATTGGGTGCAAATGTCTGATAAGATAATGTCTCTAATGAATGTAATAAAAACTGAAATACCAAGACGGAAGTGGTTTGGTAAATTAATACTAACTTTCCATGAAGGCCAATTAAGAACTGTTGAGCAGGATAGTAAGGCTATGTCAGTAGAAGATATAATTAGCCTATTTGATATGGAAGATATTATTAAGAAGATAAAATGTTCTTGACAATAGATATATAAGTACAGTAGTATAATCAATATATATATTATAAGTTGGCCTAATCCAAAAGGCTTAAGCCACCCTAACAACGGGAGCTATATTGTTAGTTGTGGTTTTTTTTTATAAATTATATTAGTTAAGTTCATTACCTACTTAGTTCCCTCTAGTATTTGGTAAAAAAGTTATGGCAAGAAAACGATGTAATTATTGTGACAAGATGTCTACCAAGAGGGTAATAACAGAAGGTAATAATATTCCGGTTTGTTATTCTTGTCTTGATAAGGCTATTGAGGATTATGATAAAGATGACCTACATATTATTAATGTAGGAAAATCAGTAACACAAATTAAGGCTCATGAAGGATTACCTCCTAATTATAGAATGATATGGAGAGGTAGTTATAAGTCTTGTGATGCATGTGCTTTATTTATTAGAGAATCCAAGTGGTGTTCTTTATATAGTCAAGATGTAGAACCAAACTTTGTTTGTGATAGCTATGCTGCATATAGTTTGGTTGATATTGACCAAATGGCTACTGCAAATATAGTTGCAGTTAAGCAATTATCAGAAGATATTATTTTAGAATTAGCAAATTATAAATTAGAAGATAAGAAACAACACATTGATATTAAGATTAAGGCTCTTGATGAAGAACGTCATATTGTTTCTGGGCCAGTATTAGTTCCTGATGAAATGGACCTTCAGGAAGATATTACCCCTGAAGCTGAAATAGAAAATGCTGCTTATGAATATCTAAAGTCTTATCGTAGTATAGATGAGATGCATACTAGAGAAGAAGCAGAAGCAGCAGTAATTGAGTCTGTTGTGCTGAAAACAGACTTGGATTTTTATGGTGATGGTGACATATTAGCTAAAGGAACATGGCTTATGTCAGTTGAGGTATGGGGTGCAACATGGGATGCTGTTAAGTCTGGGAATAGAAATGGTTTCTCCATTGATGGAACAGCAATTGGAGAGGATATATAATGCCAAAACGATTGAAAGACCTAAAGGTATTCCGTATAAGTCTGGTTTATAAACCAGCTGTCCCTAAAGCCTTGTATCACATAATTAAGTCACTACAGGAGGATAACATGGAAAAGCTAGAAGCATTGCTTAAAGGCCTAGTAGAAAAGGTTGAAGAGCAAGGAGAACTTCTTAAGGCACAACAGGTACAGATCAGTGAGATTCAATCTGTTGCTAAAGATGAAGATAATAGTGCTGATAATGAAGTTCTACTAAATGATGTGTTAGAAGAATTTAAGGATATGTCAGCTGATATGTCTGAAGAATCTCTAGCAGTATTCACAAATACTATTGATAGTTTAATGGAGGTAAGTTCTGATGACTAATGCACAATCAGAGGCATTGAAGGTCTTAAAAGATCAACTTACAGATGAACGGATCTCTAGAGATAAGAATGCATTCAAAACCCAGGTAGATGAAGCTATTGCTAAGTCTCAAGAGGAAGTTCGTGCTGAATTAACTACAACAAAGGATGATATAATTAAGTCCTTTGATGAGAAGTTTGATAAGTTGTTAGCACTACAAGATAAAACTGAAGAGTTTGAGAGCAAGGTTCAGTATAATGAAGAAATTACTGATGATATTTCTAAAGGAACCATTGCTCTACAAAAAATGCTTTATACTCCTGCTAAAGAGCAAGATGGAATTGCTGAATTGGCTCAAACTTTACAACCTAAGCATGATGCATGTATCCTTATGGGTCTTCGTAAGGGTGTTAAGGATCTGAGAGAACTATCCTACTACAGAAAGTGGTTTACTGATAATAGTGAATTGAAGAAAGCTATTGACCCAGGAACTGCTGGTAGTGGTGCTGAATGGCTTATGACTAATATGTCAGCTAACTTCATTGAACGAATGGAAGCTGAATATGAAGTAGTGAATCATATTGAACCAAAGATTATAATTCCTAAAGGTATCCGTTCACAGGATATTCCAGGAGCAGGTGCCGGTTTTGAAGTTACCTTACTTTCAAGCACTGATAGTGCTGGTGGTAATTCAACAACTGGTAGTACTCCTGGTTCTCGGAAGATTACATTAACACCTGTTAAGTTTGCTGGTCGTATTGATGTTGAGGAAGAAGAGCTTGAAGATGCAGTAATTGATATTATTGCTCAAGTGACGATGCCTGAACTTTATCAATCTATGACTAGAGGAATTGAAAAAGCTATTCTTGATGGTGATACAGCAGGAACACATAGAGACCATCATGCAAATAGCCCAGTAGCAGCTGGTGATCGCAGGAAAGCATGGAATGGTCTTCGTAAGTTGGCTAATGATGCTTCTGCTGAATTAGATCTATTGAATGCCGATATTGCTATTAATAGTACTTCTAATGATTTGGCATCCTTGTTCAATCTAATGAGAAATGGTGATTCTAAGTATAATCAACGAAATGATCTTAGATTGGTCTTCTCAGATGCAGCTTACTGGAATCTCTTTAAGTCTAGTTCTTTGCTAACTATGGATGTGTTTGGTGGGAAAGCTATTGTTCTCACTGGTGAATTGCCAGAAGTTATGGGTGTACCTATCATTGTTACTTCTCAGCAGAGAGAGGATTTGGCAGCTGTTGGAACTTATGATGATACTACAACCGATAGGACTGTGGTAACAGCATTCAATCGTAAATCAGTTGCATTTGCTATCAAGAGAGAAGCTACTGTTAAGTCAGACCTAGAAATAGAGAAGGATCGGCGTAGGTTTGTTATTACATTACGGGCTGATTTCAAAAATAAGTATGCAGACAATGAGCCAATTGCAGCTTCACTAATTAATGTAAATACCTAGTCATGAAAAAAGTAACATTTGAGCCAACTGAAAACCATAAGTCATGGAGAGTTATGTGGAAAGGCAGTGCTATTAGTTTTACTCATAATATTTGTGAAGTAGAAGTTGATGATGAATTAGCTGAATACTTAACAGGTGAGTGTCCAATAGCACAGCAGTTTTCAGATGATGATATTGATGGCCCTACTGATGTGACAGTACTTAAGTCATTGAAAGCTATAGGGCCATCAAAGTTGACTGAGTTAGGGTCTAGGTACGATGTAGCATGGC